GGAACGCAGGGTGTCCGCCGGCTTGGCCGCCCTCCTGCCCCCACGGCATGCGCCGGGGCGGGGGGAACGCTCCACCCTGTGCGGGAGCGCCCATCGTCTGCATCGTAGGCTGACCGCCGCCCGCAGCTGCGGTGCGATCTGTTGGTCGGGTGCCACGTGCCCGCGGCTCTTTCGTCTGATCGTCTGCGTCGTCGTCCTCGAACACGTGGCCTCCAGTTTCGTTTGGGTCCGAGTGCCGCCGTCAGAAGAGATAAGCCCTGTTTCAGGCAGGGTTCGCCGCTGACGGCGGCACCAAGTTAGATGAGCGCGGCCGGCGTGAAGCCGGTGATCACCGCGGTCTTGTTGGGCTGGTAGAAGAACGGCGAGAAGTTCGACATGCAGCGGATTTCAGAGCCGGCGTTGCCCTGGAGCTCCAGGAAGAACCACTCGTCGCCCTTGCCGCGGAACGTCAGCGGCGAGGAACCAACGCGGATGCCCTTCGCTTCGTTGCCCCAGAAGACGGCAGTGCCGTACTTCATCATCGGGTCGAGCATGATCGAGAGCGGGCCGCACGGGCTCTTGAACACGATTTCGTTCGTGCCCACCTGGTCCATCTCGCCCTTGGGCCAGTAGTGATTCTGGCTCGTCATCTCCTCTTCGATGTCGGCGAACACCGGAGCCGCGACCCACAGCTTGCCGCCTTTGCGGATGCCGGTCGGATACATGCGGGCCATCAGCGACTTGAGCTTCAAGCGCGTCAGCGTGCCGGTCGTGGTGATCTGCACCGGCTTCCAGACCTGAAAGAGCGCCGCGTTGATGCCGTCCTGAATGCCCGTGTTCTTCACGCGGGACACCACGCCGACGCAGCTGTTCTGCGCCCAACCAGCAGGCAGCAAACGCCGGCTGTACATGTTCGCGAGCGTGGTCGCGGGACCAGTCGTGGTCTGTTGGTTGCCCGTGGTCGTCGCGACAAGCGTGACGTTCGGAGCAGTGCCGCCCGAGGCGTAGTCCGGGTTGATCGCCGCGACCGTGACGTTGTTCGCGATGAGCGTCGTGCCCGCGGAGTCGTACACGTCCACGAGCGCGTTGAGCATACGAGCCCAAACGCCCGGTGCCCACGTCGCGATCGTGATCGGCACGGTCACGCCCGGTGAACCGAGGTTGGTGCCGGAGCCGTTGGCTGCAGCGGTGACGCCGATATCGTCGGCGATCGTCGCGCCGGTGCCCGGGCCGTAGTGAACGGCAACTTCGCCGTAGAACTCGCCCTGCTCCATCAGGTCCTTCGTCTTGAGCTCGAAGGCGTCCTTGAAGGCGTTGCCGTTGCGCTTGTCTCCCGTGCCGTTGCGCGAACGCAGCATGGCGTCGTACGGGATGCGGCCGTTGTAGAGCAGCGATGCTCCATCCAACGACGCTTCCTTCATGACGCTGTTACGCGCGTCGCGGATGGCGAACGCGGTGCCGCTGACGTCTGCAGTCTGGCCTTGCTCGGGCGAAACCTTGACCGGGACGTTGAACGTGCGGCCGTTGCGCGACTCTTTCGAGACGAACGGCAGCGCCGCCGTCATCGAGTCGGAGGTCGGATGCGGGTCCGTGTAGTCGCCGTAGACGACCTTATAGTTTGGTAGCCACTCAGAGAGATTCGACATTGAAACACCAGCAATCGGTTAGGGGGTTGCCCTGGCCTCGATTTGCCGGTGTCTGACTGTCGCTCTCGTTCGCGTGGCCTAGTCCGTGCGTTGCACGGGGGCTGCTTTGGAGCCGTCAGGCGGTTCTTCGCCTAGGTATCGTGACTCAACAATGATGGAAGACTGTTGACCTCAGGTCAACGATGCGCGTTCAACGAACTGCGCCGTAAAGGTGGACTTTCAGAGTCCCCGTCTGCGAGTACCCTGAGAATGGCGCCGACACCTGGATGAGCAGGTATCGCGGCAAATCCGCAAGGCGGCATAGTCTTGAACTGACGCTGCCTGCGTCCGCGTACGGGTCTCCGGTCAGAGTGCCGCCGCCCATAACAAATGACGACGCGGCGTTCGGATCGTTGGATTCACGTTCCGTGAAGCAGCCGTAAGTTCCGCTTCCGGACCCGTTGACCAAGGCTGGGTCATTTTTGATTATTTCTTCACGTTGAAGCCGTAGGCATACACCACCACACTCACCGTCCCGCCGCCCGACGTGAAGACGAAGCGCGGCACAACGTACCGCGGCGGGTTGGTGATGCGGATGCAGACCAGATAGGTGCCAGCCGGTGTGGTCGCGAATAGGATTTGAGCCCCGCCTGCCGCCAGGGTGATGCTCGCGTCAGGGGACACCGTTTCGAGCACAACGTTTCCAGATGTGGCGATCAATGGCGCGTTTGCGGGGAGCAGGAGGTTTCCCGCACCGTCCGGTGTAGAGCCAAATTCCACACTGCCGATCAGCGAACCCGCCGAAGCAGTCACTTTCGCGAAGAGGTGCAGGTGCGCGACGCCGTCGCACTCGAGCACGTCGCCGACCGCGCTTGCTGCACCAGCCACAAGTGCCGTTTTATCAATGGAACTCATACGCCGAACCTCCGTCCGAACTCTTCTGCTGTGCCCGCTGACTTACTGCGCTGCTTGCCGTTGCTTGAGCGCGCTGGCTGGAACTGCCCCGAACTGTCGCGCTTGGGCGGCGCTCCGCCTGCCGGCGCACGGCGGCCGCTGACCTCGGGATTCGCCTTGGCCTGCTTGTCGTGCTGCCCTTGGGCGACGCGCTGCATCTTCCGCTCTCGCTCGGCGACCGTGCGCGCAGCCTCAGCCATCGCCTGCGCGAGCGGGTAGCCCTCCTGCGCGAGCTCGGTCATCTCGTTGACCATGCCCAGACGTAGTTCGTCGCTGATGCGGCCTGCGCCGGCAGCCTTGAGCGCGGTGCCCAGAACACGATCCATGTTCTGGTTGATGTACTCGCCGGCCTGCCGCGTAGGCTCGTCGATCTGCGGCGCGGCCTGCTGGCGTACCTGCTGCAGTTCGTGCTCGAGCTGCGCGACTCGAATCCGCTCGCGCTCGCGCTCAGCGTTGACCTGCCGCTCGAACTGGATGCGCTGCTGCTCATGCGGCGGCAGATTCAGAAAGTGATAGGTCTCCTGCGCCCACTTCTTGTGCAGTGCATCCAGAGCTGGGCCGCAACCCATGATCGTCAGGCCGTGTTCGAGCTCTTGCGGATTCTGGCGCCACGCGTTGGTGCGCGCTTGCTCGATCTGCACGATGCGCTGAGAGCTCGCCTGTACCTCCTTGGTTTTGGCCATCTCGCGGGAGAAACGGGCCTCGCGCATGACGTGGCCGCCCATCTCCTGCAAGCGCATCTTGACGGGCCCGTTGACGGTTTCGACCTCCATCTCGAGATCGCCCAACGCCTGCAGCAGCTCGGGAGTGATGCGCTTCTCTTTGAGCGCAGCGCGGAACGCCTTGAACGGGGCCTTCAGCGCCTCTTCTACGGGCCGGACGGTCGGGTCGGTCTTGTCCTCGGCCTCGTCGTCTTCGTCGTCGGCTGCGTCATCCTCGTCGGAGGATTCGGGCTCGGCTTCGTCCTCGACTTCTTCGAGCTCCGATTCGTCGACATCTCGAACGTCGTCGTTCTCGGTGGTGTCGGGCGCCTCGGCTTTGGACTCGAGCGCCGCTGTGTTGGCCGCGACAACGGCGTCGAAGTTCGCGGCGGTTGGTGCCAGTGCTGCTTCACTCATTGCGGGGCCTCTGCAGGTTGCGCGGGTTGCGGTTGCTTGGGCTGTCCGCCCGCTTGATTCTCATTGCCGCCCATGGCGTCAGGGGGCGCTTGCTGTGGCGCGCCTCCGCCTTGCTGCTCGGCACCTGGCGTCATGCCCATGCCTGGCGCGCCGCCCATCATCCTCGCGAGGTCGCCCGTGGGCGTGCCTGGCATCGGGGGCGGGGACGGTAGACCAAGCAGCGCGTTCGTGCGCGGGTCGCTCATCATCTGCCAGACCTTCGTGTGCTGCAGCATGTGGTCGGTGACCGCGCGCTTCTGCTCGTCGTACTTGCCCGGGATCGGCTGACCGGGCACAGGTTCGCCCGTCATCGGGTCGACAGCTGGCTGACCTGTCATCGGGTCGGTCGGCGGTGGCCCGATGATCGTTGGGTCTGCCGCTTCGAGCTTCATGAGGTCGGCCTTGTGCTGCTTCATGTGCTTGATCGGATCGTCGATCACGCTCACCACGGTCTGCTTGCCTTGCAGCAGCAGCTCTGTCTCAGCGATCAAGCGCATGTCCTCGCTTGAGTCCTCGTCGTCGAGACCGGACCAATCACCCGTTTCGAGGCCGCGCCGCACGGCCGCCTGCTTGTCGGGCGCAACAGTCTGAATCTGCTGCCAGTATTCGAAGCGACCAGCGGGCGAGCGCATCATCGAGCTGATCGTCTCGACCTCGATGTCCTCGATGCCTTTCAGGCCCTGCGCGGCGAAGCTCTCCCAGTATGGGCGCGAGCCCGAGCCCGTCACCTTGATGAGGAACTCGCCCTTCGCACGCGCTTGCGCGAGCTTTAGCGAGATGTTCGCGATCTTGTGCTCGGCCTCGTCGAACGTCTGTTGCACGTCGGAGACGAAGTCCACCGATTGCTGATTGAACAGCGCGGCCATCGTGCCGCTTTTGATGTTCGCTTGCGGATCGCCGCGCCGCACAGCGTTCTGTTGCGACACAGACTCCATGCGGCGATGGAAGTAGTTGAGCAGGTTCTCCGCGTTGTCGAACTTCGGCGGCACCACATACGAAGGGATCTTGTCGCCGCTGTAGTCGATGGCGTTTAGGCCGCGTCGGATGCCTTCGAGGTTGACGCCAGAGCCCTTGGGGTTGGCCAGCCAAGCACGCCCAAACGCGCGCGCGTTGCTCATCCAATCGCTGGTGACGTTGTCGATGCCGCCCTGGATCGGCACGAGGTCACCTGCGTCCGAGTAGCCGATGTTCGCGCCGATAAACGGAGCCGGCGTGCACAGCACAACGGGTAGCTCGCCGGCGAGCTCGGCAGGCAGCGGCCGGTCCCACAGCCATTCACAACCCTCGACGAAGCCGAGATAGCGGCCGTCCTCGGCATCGGCGGTGTTCGTCAGATAGAAGTGGTGCAGCAGCACTTTGTCTTCGTTGCTCGACATGTTTTGGAACACGTTCGAGCCGAACAGCCTTTCGCGCGTCCACTGATCGACGCCGCCTTCGAGAGCGACCAAGTCGTCCGCGCGATCGGGGAACAGCTTCGCGAGCTCGTGCTTCGAGCGCCACTCGGTGGCCACGATCCACGTCAGGTCTTCTTCTTCCTGCGGGTCGTAGTAGCAATCCCACGGTCCGCCGATGTCGATCGTCGGCATGCCCGTCTTGACGTCGACCTCTTTGGTCACGTCCTCGGTGACAGGGATGCCCATCGCGCCGACCACAGGCTCACCTGTGTCAGGGTTCGTCATCGGCTTCTGCAGCGTCTGACCGTCTTCGCCCTGCACCGGCTGCTGCTCTTTCGTGCGGTCGCCGGCCTCTTTGTCCCAACGCACGTGCGCGACAGCGCCGCCGATGACGATCATGCGCTCAAGCAAACGGCGGCGCTTCTTTTGCGGCCATCGCTTATCCATGATGTGCTGCACACCGCGGTCGAGCGTCGGAATCGCTGCGAGCGTCTTGACGTCGGTCGTGCGCGTCGTCGATTTGAACGCAGGCTTGGGCCCGAGCGCAGTCTGAATCTGCTGACGAATGAACGACCGGAAGTCGTTGATTTTGACGCGCGTGTATTCGCGCTCGTCACCGACGCGCGAGAGCTTCTTGCTGACGAACTCGCCCGCTCGATCGGGGTCGGTGCCGTAGTAGGCCGCCCAGTTCATTTGCCAGCCGCCGACGACTCCGCACGTGCGGAGCGCGGTGAAATACTCGCCGCGCTTCTCTAGTAGCGCAGCCGCGCACTCGTCCGCTTCGCGCAGGTACCACGGCGCGTTGGACTCGTCGTCCGTGTCCGGCTGCACAGCAAGCGTCGTTTGGCTGCCGTCCATCACAATCACGAGCCCCACGTCAGCTTGAGGACCTTGTTGTCGTCGCCGTGGTGCGTGCGAGGGAACACGCCATACTGCGCGGTGCTCTCGTTGATCGCGTTGATGAATCCGACCATATCGAGTTTGCCCAACAGCAACTCGCTGAACGCGTCGGTGCTGTTGCGCACGCCGTTCGATCCGGCCCAGAACTCCGCCACGCGCACGGGCTTGCACTCGTGCAGCTCGTGGACGCAGGCATCGCCCGTGAGACGCTTAGTCTTCCGGCGCTGTTCCTGCGGGTCGAACTCTTCTTGGAGCATGGGCGTGCGCTCGGCCGCGTCGCGAACAACGGGCACGATCACCATCTCGTTCGTCAGGCGTTCGAGCGGGATGAAAAACACTATTGGCTTGTCGGTTTTCTTCGCCCACGCCTTCGCGACCAACGCCTCATACATGTCGTCCATCGCGAGGTAGAAGATGCGCTGCTGCACAGCGGATTGCGGATTGGCTCGTGCTGCTGCCGGTTGATTCATGTGCCTCGCTCCAAGAGCGCGCCTTTGATCACGCTCAGTTCTTCGGTGGTGTTGATGGTGGCGCGCTCCCAGTCATCGCGCGCCTGGCTGACTTCACGCAGCGCTTGCTCTGCACGAGCAGCGGCCGCCGTCAGCGTCACGTCTTTGCTCTCTTGCGCAGTGATGTGCGCGTACTGCTGGACCGAGCGGTAGCCGAGCCACGCGCACCAGCTCACGGCTGCGGGCCATGCGAGCGCTTGGAGCGCGAATACGAGCCAGCTCATTTTGCCCTCGGCTTGGCTAGAGCGTCAGAGAGCTTGTTCTGCAGTTCGGCGATCGCTTTGTGGGCACACCGTGGGCACCAGAGGTCACAGCCCGGCTCCGGCAGCTCGGCGACATAAAAGTGCCCGCACGTGTTGCATCGCGACTCTCTCACTCGGAGAGACCGCTGAATCGTTGCCTCGGTTGAGGGCGTGCTCATGACGACAGCCAAGCCTCCAGTTCGCTGACGCCGTGCATGTTGGCAGGCTGCCAGTCTTCGGGTATGTGCATCACGTCAGGCTGATGCCTATCGAGGAACTCGTGCGGCGGACACGGGTCTACGTGCCGGATGTGCTGCACCATGCGCCACATGTAGATAAGCATCGCTACGCCGTCGAAGTGTCCGTACAGATCGGCTTCGGCACCTTCGTGGAATCGCTCCCAATCAGTGCGGCGCTCATTCCAACGGCCTGATTCAAGGTGACGAATAAGGTCCACGCACCGCGGCGCAATCTCGATCTTGTCATCTCGGAAAGCATTGCGGAGAGAGTAGAGCGCTGCTTCAGCGTCATCCTTCGCTGTCGCTGTGCACTGAATGCCCTGGTCATACGTCAGGTCTCCGATCAAGCGCGCGTCCGTGTCGCTCACTCGCAGCACAGGGTTGCGCGCGAACTCTTGCCCGCTCCACCAACACAGCGCGCTTGAGTCGTCCGGTGGCTTGAGCCCCAGTCCAGCACCTTGGTCGGGCGCTTCCTCGCCGCTCAACACACGCAGGATGCGCTGCAGTTCCTCGCGCGGGTCGAGCCCTTTGCGCCTGTCGACGTACGCGAGCTCGGCCGCGCTGCCGTACAGGTCTAGCTCGGCCGACTTGATGCGCTCTGCGACGAAGCCCGTCGTCTTGTTACGTCCACTCCAGTCACGCTCAACCACGAGCTTGGCGCGAGCAGCGTCCCAGTATCCCCATCCCACGAAGAACAGGTCGCGCATGCCGGGGTCCATAGCCGCAATCCCGCAAGCGTGAGCAGGTCGTTCAGCTGCCGTGACGTGCCGTTGAGCGTCAAACTCGGGCACCAAGACGCGAGTGCGGTCGCGGGTCTCAACGCAGTAGTACTCTCGCTCCGCGTCATCGGGATTGATTGCGCGCGCAGACTCGACAAGCTCCCGCTTAACCTCTTCGCTGAGGGTCTTGTTGTCGGCGATGGTCATGAAGACGAACGCCTTGCGCTTGATCGCGTCCGGCTCGAACACGCGCTTGAACGGGTGGTTCAGGTCCTTCGCGGCGCTGCTCTCGAAGATGGCGTCGGCTTCGGGATGGCGCGAGAACTGCGGCGCGATGATCGAGTTGTACGCGTACTCGAGCTTGTGGACGAACGCCGCTTCGGTGATGTTACAGCCGCCCTTGAGACCTGGCCCGCGCAAGCCGTCCGGATGCTCGTCGATGCCCACGAGCTTGAGCACGTAGCCGGTCTTGGGGAAGTGGTACCCCGCGCGCATGCCCCATCGGCTCGTGAAGAAACGTGGTCGGATGTCGTCGGGAAAGCTCGCGATGATCGAGTTGATCACCGGGATGACCAGCTCTTTGAGCGATATCTCGGTGCCCGTCGCGATCAAGCACGTGCCGTCTTTGTTGAGTCCGTCCTCGACGCGCAGGCAGCTCGTGCCGTGCGTCTTGCCGACTTGGCGCCCAGCCTTGACGACGAACACGCGATGAATGCCCGAGGACAGCCCCGCGTGCAGTTCGGCCACACGTCGCGGCTGCCAGTCTCGGATCGGGTCGTAGATGCGTAGCTGATGGTCGTCGAGCAGATGCCGGATCGAACCCGCGCGGATGAGCGCGTGCTCTTGCTCGATGCGCCTGACGTCCTCGACGATCATGCTGCGGTCGGCCCTTCGTCCAGGGCGAAGTCGTCGATCGGCACCGAGTCGACCGCATCGGTGAGCGTGACCGCGAGCTCGCCGCGCATTGCTGCGTCCTGCGCCTGCTTCGCCTCGACAAGCTGCTCATGCAGCGCGTTCTCCTCGGGTGTAAGCGCCGGCTGCTCAGGGCCAACCCACTTGAACGACAAGCTCCCCGGGTCGAACGTCGCGCGGATGACTGCGAGGCGCGTGCTCTCGTACATCAGGTCCAGGCGATCGGTGGAGCTTGGGTACTTCTTCCACCGGAGCTTGTGGATCGGCCAGCCCGCTTGGATGGCCGCGTACATCAGCTGCGAACGGAGCGCGTCGAGCTTCTGCTCGAAGTCGAGCACAGCCTCGGGCTTCGTTCCGACGCTGCAGCCAGGGCAGCGCTCGGGGGGCTTGCCCTCGACCGTTGCCGTGTACCCGCAGCGCCTGCAGCTGATGTCAGTCGGCCTCACGCGTCGACCTCGACCTTGCCGAGCTTGGCGAACCACTCGTCAATCTCGGCCTGCGTGGCGAACGGCGGCCCCTTACACGCGCGACACCCGGTGCACCGGACAAACGTCTGCCGCCGCATGAGCCGCTCGAACAGCGTGGGGCTGCGGCACGCGCACTGCTGCTTATGGCAGTACCAGCACACGCTCGCCAGGTAGCTCACTGCTTCGTGCCCCCGTCGCGCAGCACCTTGTCGATCTCGGCCTTGACCGAGCCGGGGTGCTCGCGCGCTACCTCGGCGATCGCCTCGGCTTCCTCAGCCGCTTGGCGCTCAGCCTCACGCCGGTCGCGCAGGCGCTGTTGCTCCTCCTCGGCGAGCGCACCCTGCGCGCACGCTGCGATCTTCAGCGCGGTCACGGTGGTCGGGCTCGCGGCAGCAGAGGTCAGCGCTTGCTGTGCCGGCGTGCAGCCGGGCAGCATCGCCAGCGCTGTCAGCGCGCCGATCGCCACTGCGACCACGATGACGATGACGACCAACCAGTTTGCGGCTCGCACTGGTGTCATGACCTTGCGATCGCTGCGTTGGCCCAGAACACGGCCGTTTCGAGATGCGTGATTGCGACGCTCAGCTCACGCGACGCCGGACAGACCGCGTGCAGATGCGTCGCCAGGTCTTTCGCGTGGCTGCGGATGTCCGTGTACAGCTCCGACTGGCCTGGCTTGGGCGCGTGGTAGCGGAAGTTGTTCTCAAGCTGCGCGGTGATAGCCGGTGTGATGTTGTTCAGTCGGTTCGGGTCGGAGTAGTCGGTCACTTGGTCTCTCCCGAGTCGGAGTCGTCCGACTCAACAGGTGGGTGCGGGCGCAGCGGGCTCGTGTCGAGCTTGCAGCTTGAGCAGCCAGGCAGCAGCCACGGCACGAGCACGATCACAGCGAGCACACACGTCGTCAATCCTTTTCGCCGCAGCGCTTCTCATCGCAGGGTCCCTTGTACGCAGCGGTGATGATCGCGACCGCCCTGCGCTGCCACTCGGGCGGCAGCATGTCGAGCGTCACGAGACACGTGGACACTGACCTTGCGAAGCCCTCGGCTTCCTTGCGGAGATCGGCCTCGTCGCCCGTCACCGCGCCGTGCCCCCATCGCGCCCGAAGCGCGCGCGATGGGATGCCGAGTGCTGCGGCCTCGTCGTCCGTCACTGCTTCGCGCCCCCATCGCGCAGCACCTTCTCGATCTCGGTCCTGACCGAATCGCTCGGCTCGCTGGCTGCACGGCGGATGCGCTCGGCTTCGAGCTCGGAGGCAGCCTCGACCAACCTACTGGCCAGTGCGCGCGCCTGCTCCTGCTCGGCCAATACGCCTTGCACGCACGCGGCGATCTTCATGCCCGTGAGCGTGGACAGTCCTGCGATCGCACCAGCAAACAGGGCACCGCACACGTCGCGTAGGAACTTGGCCTCGGTCACTTGGTCTCTCCCGAGTTAGGGAAGCCGGCCGGCCGCGCCTGTAGGGGGGCTAGAGGTAGCGGCAGCCGACTCCGGGGCGACGCCTGCACATACTTGCCCCGTGGCAATAGTGGGGGCCACAGCCCCCACTGGTCAAGCTGCGAGTGACAAATGTCTCGGTCAGGCCTGCCGCAGAGGCGAGAAGCGACTGCGGATTGACGATTGTCTCGTGTCCGATTCCGTCTAGTTGAACTTAGAAGACGTGTGATCTCGTGATGTTGCGCGCCGAAGTTCACGCGTCACATCAGATTTGACCGTGTGACATACGTCCGGCTATGGGTCTGGGACATCGGCGCTTGGCGAGTAAACTCCGCCCCCGCCACGTCCCACGACACTGCGGGTCCTGCTCCCGGCACGAGAGTGCGCTGAGTGTCTGCCTCCCTGGATTCAGGCCCCAGGGCGTAGCGGCGCCATACGCTGCGAGATTACTACCCGCGGATGGAGGCCGAAGAAGCCGAGGGCCGCGACCCGTTGCGAGCGGTCGGTACAGGCTGGGCAGGGGGCGCTAGGGCACGATCGAATCTAGAGCTCGAGCGCTCTCAGGTTTGGTCGGCGCATGTTCGCCGCCGGCTTCGCGGCGCGACTACCGCCCGCGGCGCTCGTTCTGCTTCTGGATTCGGACGGACTCAGACAGAGCTGCGAGGTCGGTCACGCTGGCGAGCACAGTCGGCTTCTCCGGGGCGGGCTGGCTGACCTTGCCCTCGGTCAGCATCTGCATGACGTCCCGAGCGGCCGATAGTGCGGCGCCCACGTTGCGCTGCTTCGAGCCGGGCTTCATCGCTGCCTCGTACGCGTCCATGGCGAGCGGCGCCATCGCCTGCATGCGTCGAGTCAGGTAGGCGCGGGTGTCAGCAAGCGACTCGCCCCCCGACCCCCCAGGCTTCTCGGACGCATCCCCGTCCGCTGCGCCTTCGCTCAGTACGTCAGTCATGCGAGCCTATGATACCACGGGCCATGCTTATTCGCTCCTTCCTGCTCGCTGTAGCGCTCATGGCCGGTTGCGACGAGTCGGACCCTGCCACGTCCGAGCACTGCGTCATGGTCCGGATGCGGGCGATCGAGCTCGCGTATGTGCGCAGGCAGAACGTTCTGGCCGGAAACGACGTCGGCGCCTTGGACATCGTGCTGGCGAAGCTCCGGAACGAGAACTGGACCTGCTTCCGCTGACGCTCATTCGCTCGCTTCCGAGGCCCATCCAGCTGGCGCTTTTCCCCGGAATCACTCGGGCCTGGGGTGCTCGTTCTCCCTGTGCTGCCGCACCGCTGCCAGTAGTTCATCAGCTGAGATGATCGTGCCTACCCGCTGCAGCCGGCGCTCAAGCTCATCGGCCGCAGCTAGCACCGGCTCGACGGAAGCGCGCAGCCCCGCGTTCTCCTTTTTGAGGGAGCGGTTCTCGTTCAGGACCACATTCTGATCGTTTGAGAACGCATCTGCAAGACGGTTCACCGCTGCGCGCAGCTCCGCGTTCTCAGCTTCGAGCTTCTGCATGTTGGCGAACAGGTTCCGGTAGGCGAGCCCGGCTGTCTCGACCTCCGCTTCGAGCCGCTCGACCTGGCCGCGCTCTTTACCTGCGGCCTTCGCTGTTTCCTCCACCTGACGCGTCAATGTTGCCCGCTCCAGTTCCAGCATCTCGATAGTGCCCATGCGAAGCCGCGACTCCGCACGCATGCGCTCCGCCTCGGCGGCGAGCTGCTCCACTGGCACGCTCAGCGGTGGCTGATGCAGCAGCATCCACTCATCCTCGAGACTCTCGCGCTCGTCCTCGCTCATGACTCGCTCCTGGTTGCTAGGCCTGTGGCTCACGCTGAGGCCTTGGTGTGCGATGCCAGCGACCGCACGGCGTTGTCTTTGATGTGTTTCGCACAGCGGGTATAGCCCGCCTTGGCGCGCTTGCCGCAGGCGATGCACAAGCCCTCGGCGCGTCGCGACGCTCGCAGCTTGCGCCGGACTTCTGCCCGGCGCTCTCGGCACGCTTCGCACCGGTCGGTGGTGTCGATGCAGGCCTCGCAGCGGTAGCCTTCCTGCGGCATCAGACGGTCTCCAGTCGTTTGGCGCAGCTCGGCTCGACGCGGAGGCGCAGCGCGCCGTTGGCAGGGCATGAGCCGGCGTTCCTGGCCGCCGCGTGGCTGGCGCGTAGGTGCTCGGGCATCCACTCGACCACGACGGTCTCCGACTTCGAGCCGCTCCACTCGCACAGCTCTCCGAATGCCTGACCGCACTCGCAGCGTACGGCGGTCATAACGCCACCTCGATCACCGCGCCGCACACAGGTTCATTGTCGTCGGTAACGTCGGTCCAACACGCGAGCTTCACATACGCGTGCATGTGGTTTCCAACTCCCAGGCTGCCAGTGTGGATAGGGCCAACGAGTTTGGTCACCTCGTACACCTCGCCGTCGTCACCAGAGACGTAGTCGCCGACGTCCGGAAGCCCGTTTCCGCGTTCGTGCACCGTCGCTTTGATCGTCGTCATGGTCGTGTTAGGCATGGGTTGTTTCTCCTAGTTGGTTACCGCGTCAACAAGAGAGACTATGAGGCGGCCCCATTGAAGAGTCAAGTGGGCCGCCTGTCTTTTTTCAGTTCGTGGGTCTGTAGCTGACGCCGCTATATCCCTTGAGCGGCTGGCAGTGCTTGCATGTCTTGACGACGTGCCCCGGCGCAGCGCGGTCGTGCACGACGAACGGCGTCTGATCCACGGGCGGGTCGCACGGTTTCCAGGCGAGCTCGGCGGCCATCCATCGGCCGTCGGGCATGCGCTGCGGCTGCGTCACTGTTTTGACCGCGTTTTCCCACGGGTCGGGCGCTACCTCGACGCGCGTAAATAGCCCGCCAATCCAGCGGAATATCGCGCGGGTTATCGCGAGGATTCCCCACGAGACGAAGAACCCTAATACGTACACAGATACGTTCTGCTCGTTCACGCAAATGCTCCTGGTTGGTGGTCGCTCACGAACCGGGGAAGGGAGCCCACCCCTCTCGGTGGCCCCCTTCCCATTGCCGCCCTACCCCGCTCTAAGATGATCCCCCGGGCGAGCGCAGCGGACGAGGGGGATCGGAAACGCCTTATTTCAAGACGTTTCTGGGAAAGTCATCGCCCACCGCGCGAGTCGCTCTGACTCGCGGGAAGTGAACGGCCGGTGTCTGTCTTCGAGCGTCTGCTTGTTGGTCGGGTAGCGCTCGCGGCCCGCGAACAAGAGCATGTCCTGCGCCGCTTCGCCGCCTGCGATCTGCCCGCGCTTCTGCCCTGCTGAGCAGGGGCGCGCCGCCGTCAGCTGCCGTTGCTGGACGCCTACCAGCGGGATCGTGGTCACGGACTCCCAGAGGTGCTCACGGCCCCAGTACACGTTTGGCGTGTTGGTCAGCCGCGTGCGTCTGTAGTCGCACGCGGCTGTGACGGCCTTGGCTTCCAGCGCTCGCCGAATCGCGCGCGCTGGGATGCCGAGTGCTGCGGCGATCTGTGACGCGGTCAGCGGCGTCTCGCTCTTGCGCAGCAGCCTGATTACGCGGTGAGTGGTCGGTGTCAGCGAATCGTCAGTCACATCTATCTCCTGGTTGATTGGCTTCGAACAGCCGCCGATGGCGGCACGTGCGGCATAGCCACTGCGTGCCGTCATCGGCGAGCGTGGTTACTGCGTGGCACCGCTCGCAGCGTCCTCGTTCTCCGAGTCCTGGCCCGCGCCACCGTTGAGGTAAGCGGCCAGCTGGTTCTTCGCTGGCCGCCCTGGTTTTCCCGATGGTTGCGCCATCCCCATCAGCTCGGCCATGTCCTGCATGCGCTGTGCTGCTTCGGCGCGCCCTGCGGCAAGCTCCGACTTCAACTCGGCGTGCGTCATCGTTGCCCACGTCTTGCTCATGACAACATCCGCCAGCGAATGAAGAAGTAGGGCGCGACGACAATGATCGCGGGCGGAAACAGCGCGCAGAGCATCCCGAGCCCCACACCGACCGCGACGTTGCACACGTCGACGAAACTCACGGCGTCACCGCCGCGTAGAACGCGCACGTCAGCGCGCATGCCGCCATCAGCGGCAACATAAACTTAGTCATCTAGCGTCTCCCTGGTTGATTTGCGTCCTGTCCATCTGCTGTCCACTAAACGAAAACGTGGGCTGCGTAGCGACCGAAGATTCCCGATCCCGACCACGCAACCCACAGTTGCTGTTTTACCCGATTTCCGCGCGAGTTAAGCCAAGCATCCGAAGCGCTTCGTCGCGCACGGTGTATTCCAGGAATCCGAACCGGTCCCACGGCGAGCGGCCCTCCGCACGGTCCGAGCGGTAGTACAGAACCGCGTTCGCTTTCTCCTCGTCGGAGAGCTTCCGGACCAACTTCGCTGCGACACTCTGAATCTTGCTTGCGTAGGTCATCGTTCCCCCCTGGTCTACATATGACAAACGTCAACGTCAAGGCACGAGGGCCGACATAGCAGCCCTCGCGTCGACATTTGTCAGCCAGGCCAACCTAGCGGCCAGCGATAGCCCAACACACGGCCGGTGTCGTAGGGCGCAATACACACGCTGTTGCGTTGATTTCCGCCCAGCACGTCAATGTTATCGTCGGCGCGCGCGCGGACGATAAACCCGACGTGGGCTGCGTTCTTGTTCGCGTGGTCGCTGCGATCGAGCACGACGATACAGCCGAAGTGCGGCCGTTCGAGCGCCGAGCCCCATTTGAGCCAGCTCCGAGCTGCAGCGGAGCGGGTAGACCGCAGCCCTGCTTGCTCCATGCACGCGCACGCGAACGAACTGCACCATGGAATCTCATCCGAGGTCGCTTGCAGCGTCGTGTGTCGGTGGAACGCCACGATCATCGGGTGCGCCTTCGGTCCGGACACCTCGAGGATTCCCATGCGCTCGTACGCCTCGGCGATCTGCAGCCATGGCAACGTGTGCAGGGGCGCGTCTGTTTTTTCAGTCGGCATAGTCACTCTCCAGTTGGTTGAGCCCATCGAACTCGATGTGGTCGCCAACGCCGAGCATCGGAAGCATCCGAGCGGGCGCGGCGATGATGCGTGTCGGCGCGCCGCCAAGCGCGTGCTCGACGATCAGCACCATGTTTGCGACGCGCGCGAGCGCCCACAGGGCGATTGCGCCGGCTGCGACCACCACGATTACGCCAAGCAGCGCGAGCCCGAGCGCGAGGCGTCCGCCGTTGTACAGCAGCATCCCCGCGACGGCCCACAGCTGCGAACTGTTGCCGGGCGCCCGCGGCGTGGCGAACGCGTCGCCACCGCCGTGGATGTGCAGGTCACGCCCCACGTTGATTTGCACGGGCCCATGCGAGACCCAACCTGGCATGTGGTGGTCCCCCTTCGTGAGTTTGGTCACCACTCGATCTTCCGCCCGTTGTGCAGAGTGACCTCGTAGTGCTCGGTCGCGGCTTCGGCTGCAGCCTTCAGCTGCGCTTTCTTGCGCGGCCCGGGCTTCTTTTTCGCGCCGGCCGCCTCTTTGCGTTGCCGGTCGCGCCGTTCGTACGGCGTTTCCTTTGCGCGGCTCCAGATTGCGCCGAGGAAGCCCATCAGGCCCACCACTCGACTTCCACGCCGCATGCAGCGACGCGCCCGTTGTGGGGCTTGCCTTCGGGGCGGCGCACGACGTCGATCGTGCACATGGCAGTCTGTCCACCTGTGCGGCTGCCGCTGTACTTCGGTCGTGACGAGTGAATCACGAGCCGCTTGAGGTACGCGGTCGACCACAGCCCCTCGCGGCGGTCCTTGCCTTCGAGCGTCGTCAGCGGACAGTGACACACGACCCGCGGCGCAAATTTGAGCGCGTGCAACACGTGTGCTTCGGTCTGGCCTTTTTCAAATGGAGGGTTGAGCAGTGCTAAGTCGACGCCCGGCCAATCCTCGAACGCAGTAAAGTCAGCGCTTATGACTTCGACGCCTTCGGCGCGTGTCCACTTGGAGGCGACCCAATCGGCGTTGTCTGGGTCGATGTCGATCGCCGTAACGCGGTGTCCCGCCGCCACGAGCGGACTCACCAACGCGCCGCGCCCGGCGCTTGGCTCGAGCACGTGCAGCCGGTCATTCGCCCAGACGCGGGTTGCCCAGTTTGCGATTCGCTCCGCGAGACAGCAGTCGAGGTACCACTGCGACTTGCTCGGGTCGCATTTGTCCGGGTTCTCCGGATTCACGAGTTGAAATTCAGACATTGTTTTTCCCTGGTTGATTGGTCGCGTTGTCGTTGGCTCGTTCGAGCCGTTGCAGTGCGTTTGCCATGAGCGCGCTGAACTCACGTGCGGCGTTGAGCACTCCGGTTCCGAACGCTCGAAGGCCCACGCGGTCAAGCTCGTCCGCGAGCTCGTGGAGCGCGTTGATCACTCGGACGAATGCGGTGCGCAGTGCAGCACAATCTGAATGCCGTGAAGCCGCGGGTTCGCTGCACACTTCGCTTGTCGATAGATCCATGTCACGCCCTGTTGCTTGAGCCAGCCGTCTGCCTGTCCGAGGGTTCTCTCTACGTGCTCGCGCCACTCGTGCGGCCATCGCACATAGGCGCAAACAGCGTCGCGCACGGGCTTGAAGCACGCGCTTAGGTTGTCGTCGTCCATCTCGGTCGCCGGATTGCCTGCGCGGCTTGAGAGCCTCACGTACTCGATGCGCTTCAGTCCGGGCACACCGTTGGGCATGTAGCGCTCTATCCGTACCCCTACGCTGTCGCGTAGCTTCTCGTAATCGTTTCGCCGCGCGTAGAGCACCTTCCGCACCTGCGTTGCGCTCATCGACGGCGGCGGCACGAACTCGCGCGGCTGCGACAGGAACTCGGGCAGCTGAATCAGGTAGGAGTTGGTCCGCGGGTTGTAGCTGAAGTACTGCGAGACCAAGCACTTGACGGGCTGCGCCTTCTTCGGCTTAGCGATCGCGGGAGGCAGAGGCTTGCCCGCGATTCGGTCGCGGATTCGCTGCGCGTCCTCGGGGCTCAGCGCGTTGATGAGGCGGGTCATCGGTTTACCTCGCGCGAGTCCGTGTGTTGCTTGGCCTTGCACTTCGGGCACTGCCAGAGCGTGTATTCCCAGCCCGCAGCCGTAGTTCTGCCCAGGCGTTCCATCGGCACGCGGCACGTTTCGCAGGTCATCGGGTCCCCCTGCACTTGCATGGCAGCACCGACCATGTCTCAGCGCCGGTACTCGTACGGTCCACAAGCTGCTGCAGCCGCGGTTGGTCGCAGCGAACGCAGTCGACTTGCCCGCACAGGCTGTGCTCGCGCGTGTCGACGTCGCCGATCTCGACGTGCGGCGAGCGCAGCACCGTTGTGCGTGGCAGCGCCGGGCGCAACGTCTTCGGCCGCGCGTCGTGGAGCACCTCGTGCCACTGTTCGAGCGCGCTCATGTCCAGCCCAACTCGCTGCTAAAAGTGGTCGTCGGTGCGTCGAAGCGCATGCGCACGATGCCGGTCTGCCCCTTGCGGTTCTTCAAGAACACAGCCTCGGCTGCGTCCTTGTCGGCGTTCTGGTCGTGCACGCACTCGCGGTGCAGGCCAATGATGCGGTCGGCGTCACGCTCGATCTGCCCGCTCTGCGCGATGTCGGACATCACGGGGCGCTTGTCGCCGCGCTTGTCGCTGTCGCGGTTGGACTGCGAGAGCACGACGAACGGGATATCCAGCTCGCGGGACAGGAGCTTGAGCGCCGTCGCGATGTCGCCGATCTCTTCGAAGCGCGACTGGTAGCGCTTCCGCATGCGAATCAGCTGCAGGTAGTCCACCACGACCATGTCGAGTTGCGACTTGCGGCGCATCGCTCGGCACGCGTTGGCGAGGTCCTCGAGCACGAGCGCCGAGCAGTCGAAGATGTAGAGCGGGATGTCCGACAGCAGCCCAGCACGGTTGATCACATGCGTCGCGGTGTCGGCGCTGAGCTGGCGCGCGAACGCCTGCACCGGAACCCGTGCATCCTGGCTGAGCACGCTCACAGCCACGTCCAACGCGCTCATCTCGTAGCTGAACACCGCCGTGTGCAGCCCGGCGACCGCGTTGCTGCGTGCGACCTGCAGCGCAAACGACGTCTTGCCCATGCCGGGGCGCGCCAGGATGATCGCGAGCTCGCCGGACGCGAACCCGCGCCAAGGCAGCGCCTTGTCGACAGGACCGATCCCGCTCGGGGCCACGATGCGTGGGGTTACCGGGCGGGCCGCCATCAGCTCGTCGATCGCCGGCTGGAGCGCCTCCCCCAGCGTCCGATGCGCCAGCTTCTGCCGCCTGCCTCCCAGGGCGGCTGTGAGCCTCTCTGAGGCGCGCTGCAAAAACTCGCCTGGGTCGGCCGACGCCGTTGCGTCCAGGCCCCAGGCGCCAACGTCGAGGCAAGCGCGGCCCAGGGTGCGAGCTTCGCCGAGCAGACGCAGCCGCTCGAGCGCGTCGCTGGCGAGGAAGGCTGCCACGAGGGTGTCACCCCGAGCAGCGCTCGCGAGCGTCGCCATGTCGAAGCTCTGCCCCGCCTGCCGGTGCAGACGCGTGACCGCCTCGAACACGCGTCGGGCGCCCTCCGCGTAGAAGTCCTCGGGCAGTAGCTCGTCGACGAGTAGCTGCCTGTGCTCGTCCATGTGCAGCGCGAGCGCGAGCACCTTGGTCTCGAGTCTGTGGTCGTGTGGCATTCCCGTTCGTTCGGTCATTGGATTTTCCCTGGTTGATTGGTCAGAACTTCATGATCTGGTGAGCGAGCGGAGTCGGCGCAGCTGCTGGCTGCTGGACCGCTCGGGCGATCTGCTTGACTGGACCTGCGAGGTACTTCTGCCAACTGCGCTGCAGGTGCGGCGCGTCGACGCGTGACGGGTTCTCGCGACACCACACGTCGGCGTTCACGGCCTTGGCGACCCGCAGCCGCTCCGCCTCTGGCTTGCTGCCGATGTGCCCGTACTCGGCCGCGAACGATCCTAGGGGCGGGATGTCGAACTGGCTGCGACCGAGCAGCCCCGCCACGAAGTTGAACCCACGGAGCTGGGTGTCGAGAGCAGTCGGGGCCGCCGTGCCCGGAGAAGAAGCGGCAGCTTCTTCTCTTATCTGGTCGGGTCGGGTCGGGGGATGCGGACTCCGCAGTTTGTCCGCGCGGACAACCGGAGCTAAGTGGTTAGAAATGATTGAGTTGTGCTCGCCAAAATCCTGCCCGTGACTTGGCGGAGTTTTGGCGGGATTCTGGCGGGATTCTGGCGGAGTTTTGGCGCGACTTTGGCGCTTCCTGTCCGCCTCCGACTCCCTTTTGGCGATCATCTCGGCAGCCGAGGGTTGGTATTTGAGCCAGTCGTGGAACTGGTAGCCCCCCTCTGCGGCGACCCAAAGTCCGCACTCGATGAGCGCTTCGGCGTCTCGTTTTCTGCCTCCAAGGGCGACGACCATCTTGCTCGGCACAAACCCGTCAGTGAGTTGCGCGGCGCACCAAGAGCCCGCGACCACCCAAAGCCCACGCGACGCCAGTGAGACGCGAATGGCTTTTGGGTGCCCGTGGAATCGGTCGTCGACCTTGAACCAGGTCATCTAGGAGAACATCTCCTCTTGAGCGTCCACTGCTGACAGCGGCTCGACGCGGACCGCATCCCGAGTGTCCGTCCGCCGCAGCACCCACTCGCGCTTCTGGCCGTCGCGCTCGATCGACCACTTGCAAATGACCGAGCGGACGCCCTTCCCGGTCTCTGTCTCGAGGTTGAGTTTGGCGACGCGAGTTTTTGCGCCGTCGATCTGGTCGCCCATCGCTGACACCAGGCGCTTCTTCTCGGCCTCGAGCGCTGAGAGCTGGAACACCTCGGCGCTCAGCTCCTTGCGCAGGAGGCCAAGCTCGTGCTCTGGCAGCTCGCATGTGAGCGCAACCGTTTCGTCTGGCTTCGTTCGGTTTCCCATTGCGTAATCTCCTGTGATTACAAACGTATGCTTGTTGGTTTGTGGGCACGCGAACGCGGCAGAGCAGCGCGAGCGCATCAGCTGTGATGTCCTGCCGCGTTCGGTACGTGAGCCAGCACACTGATGGCTGACCTACCCAGCGTGGCGTTTGCGCAATCGGCATCGCCGACGCGCGTTAGGCGTTGTGGGGGTAGCCCGCCTCAGCTATCCAGCTGTTCCCATGGCATGTAGTCAAACCCATGACATCGGGGGGAGCTTGAGCAGCTCGAAGAGCTTCCAGCTGTGCTCGCGGTCGGGGGACCGCTTGCCGCGCTCCCACAGGGACACGGATGACTTGGAGCAGCCGAGCCGCTTAGCGAGCGCGGTCTGCGATAGGTTGGCGGCTTCGCGCGCGGCCGACAGCCGCGCGCCGGGGTCTCGTGGAGCAGAAGTGCGTTTCGCCATGGGAGAGCGTTGACATATGTCCACCGGCCCGTCAAGGCCTTTAGGCCCCGCGTCCATGCACCGCATGCGGGTCGGTTTTTTTGCCCGTTCGTTGACATATGTCCTTGCGCTCCGGATCGAATAGACGTACGTCTATTCTCAGTTGACAGATGTCGACGACGGAGGGCGCGATGATGGCACTGGGCACGGAAACAGAGTTCACGGTTTGGGCCGGTGGCGACGCGCAGGACGGCGAGTCCATCACCGCTGACAGCGCGAGTGAGGCGGCTTGGTTCTACTGCGTCGAGCGCCTCGGCTTCGGCGACCGCTGCGTGCTGAACGTGCAGGCGTTCGGCGAGCACGTGCGCCAGTTCGACGCTGAGCGCCGCGCCGGCAAAGCGCGCGTTGAGCCGCACGACGCGTCGGGGTGGGTATGAGCGACCTGTTCGACTTCGAGGTCGACGCGCTCATGGGGCGGCCAGCGGTGGTCGTCGAGCACGATCAGCGAATCGCGCTCGAAGCTGAGCGCGCGCACTTCACGTGGGCGATGAGTGCGGCGAGTCGTCGTCCACGCCGTGACGTCATCTGGCGCGCGTTCATGGCAGCGCGCATCGGCGGCAAGAGCGCCAGCGACTACCCAGCGTTTCGAAACTCTTGGATCGCAGCGTTTCGCGCTGGCGTGACGAACGAGTCGCGCGCGCTCAACGGTCTGCCGGAGATCGACCCCGAAGCGTTTTTCGTCAAGGAGGCTGCGTGATGGCGAGCAAACTCGAAGTGACCCTGTGCGCGAAGATGGACGAGCGCGAGCGCCGCGAGATCGCGATGCGCAACACGCTCGCGAACATCCGCGATCTGGACCTGGCGTGCAGCCGGAGGCTGCTGGTGCACCAGTGCCTGGCGTGGATGGAGGCACACGAGGAGTGCAACGAAGCAGCGCGCCAGCTGTCTGACAGCGCCGAGCTTGAGGTGGCCGCGCCCGTAGAGATGTTCCGCGGAAGGGCTGTGGCCGTATGAGCAAGCTTGTCGAGACCACAACGCGCGAGAGCCGACGGGGCGACATCGAACGCATCGTGAACAATCTAACGCCGGTCGACCTGCTGTGGCTGCGCACGACCGTTGAGCAAGAGCTGAATCGCCGAGGCTTCGGCGGGGAGAATCGAAAGTGAGCGACGCAAAGATTCACGAACTGTTTGCGGCCTGGAACGCTGACGCGATGACGCAGCGGAGCGTGGGCGATGTGCCCGCGCCTGTGGCCCGAACATCTGTCGAGTGCGGGTGCGGCACGAAGATCGAGCGCATCGGCAAGCCCATCATGCGCGAGGGCCTGAGCTACGTCTGCGACGCCTGCATGGAGCTGAAGCACTCCGACGACCCGCACGCGCTCGTGGAGAAGCTGGCCACGAGCGTCGAGCGCAACGCGGTCGTGAAGTTTCTGCGCGAGCTGGCGACCTACACGCGACTTGGGTCGAAGGCAGCTGCGCTGCTCAACGCCGCCGACGCCATCGAGAAGGGAGAGCACCATGGGTGATTACGACCAGCGATTCGTGACGAAGTTCTGGTCACACATCGAGAAGCCCGGGGCGGACGATTGCTGGACCTGGAAGCTCAGCTGCACGGCTGCTGGGTACGGACAGATTTGGTGCGTAGACACGATGAAGTACGCGCACCGGATCGCCTACGAGCTGATCAAGGGTCCGATTCCCACGGGGATGGAAGTGCTGCACGCGTGCGACAACCCGCCATGCGCGAACCCAGCACATCTTCGAGTCGGCACGCACGCGGACAACATGCGGGACATGGCCGTGCGTGGTCGCCAAGGCAAGACGCCGCGCGGGCCATGCCCGCGCCGGAAGCTTACGCCTGAGCAAGTTCGCGCGATTCGCGCGAACGCGCAAAACGAAACGCTAACCGCCCAGGCGCAGCGCTACGTCGTGGCGTTCAACACCATCTGGGGCGTTGCCCACCGACTCACTTACAAGGACGTGGTGTGATGGCATTCAGCACAGACGCTGATGGCTTTGTGGTTGGGTATGAGTTTGGCGCGCGTTCATACCCTGAGATGATCCACCCGGCATTGTCACAGACTCTGGCCAAGGTTGTTCGACGTTGCCCGGAAGATGCCTGGCGAATCAAACAGCAAACCGAGCGTGTTGAGAGGGAGGACTCCGACGCGATGGACGGTGGGAACATTTTGGACGCGCTGCTCACCGCGACCACGCCGTGGAACGAGACCGACTGCCCGGTTCAGAAGTGGACGGCCGAAACAAAGAAGCCGACCGACCCGATCGACTACAGCGACTGGAACGGGCTGCGCATCCTCAGCTGCGAGACACTGCAGACCAAAGCGGCGAAGGAGTGTGCGGCTGACGCGCGCCGCAACGGGCTGGTCCCAGTGCTCTCACACAAGTTCGTCAAAGAGGTCGAGCGCGCGAACGACATGCTTGTGCGGATGGAGCTCGCTGGATTTGACAGATCCCAATACCACTACCAATGCGCGTTGGCGTGGGTTGAAACGGCAGCCAACAACACACGGGTCCAGTGCTGCGGCAGGCTCGACTTTCTCAAGAAAGACTGGACAGAGGTCGTGGATCTCAAGCGCGTTGAGAGCCTGGACCAACGCTCGCTTGAAGCGGCTACGGATCGATACGGCTGGGCCTTACAGGCGGCAGTTTATTCCCGCGCCGTGGTGCTGCTGATCGCTGCGGGACTCGCAGACATACCGCGCACCGTTGACTGGCCGCCGTCGTGGCGCTGGCTGTTCGCGCGCACCGCTCCCGTGGTCGCGTGCACGTTGCGCCCTGCTGATGCGCGGTTGCTGCAGGCCGGTGAAGCCGCTTGGAACCGCGCGGTGAACGAATGGGCCGAGGGCCTCGCAACCGGGCTGTGGCGCGGCCACGAGTCCGACCACACGCCACTCGACGCTACCTCATGGGCACTGGATCAAATGGAGGCTGACCTTGTCTGAGTTCACGCACGAAGTTGCGCGGCCCGGAAACCTGCCGCTTGCGATCTCGATCGCGGGCTACGCCAAGAGCGGCAAGACCAAGAGCGCGCTTCGGCTGGCGAAGGGTATTCAGTCGGTGCGCGGCGGGGACATCTGGGGACTGGACTCCGAGAACCGCATGCACGAGTACGGCGACCAGTTCCACTTCCAGCGCGTGGCGATCAAGCCCCCGTTCTCGCCGCAGCGCTACCAGGGAGCGATCCAGTACGCCTACGACAACGGCGCGCGCATCATGGTGATCGACAGCATGAGCGACGAGCACGACGGCGAAGGCGGCCTACTCGACATGCACGAGGCTTTCCTCCGCGAGCGCACAGGCAGCGCTGAGCCGAGCGAAGGCGACCGAGGCCGCTACGGTCAGCAAGGTTGGGCGCGCGTGAAGCCAGCCCGCAAGCGCTTGGAGAACTACATCCGCCGCCTGCGCGACTTCGAGGACGTCGTCTTCATCCTCTGCTACCGCGCAACCATGAAGTACGTCCCGAAGACGAAGGACGACAAGCTCCGCATGCAGGCCGGCGAGGTGAAGCAGGACCAGACCGACGTGCAGTGGGAGGTGTCGAGCACGAGCGACGTTCCGTTTATCTGCTCGGTCTCGCTGCTGCTGATTCCCGGTGAGAGCGGCTCGCCGATCGTGAAGGCCACGACCGAGGCGGAGAAGAAGCTGATTCTCCGCACGGACACGTACGGCCCGTTTTTGCAGACGGTGAAGCAGCTGGACGAGAACGTGGGCCGCAAGCTGTACGAGTTGGCGAAGGGCTCCGCGCGCGCGAGCTCGGCGGCGCTGGTGTTCAATAAGAACTACGTCGGCCCTCATGGGATGGCGGGTCTGCCTGTCGCAACAGCCACGCCGGGAGAGCGCGCGCAGTACGTGGAATGGCTGAACGAGCGCCACTTCGCGGCGAAGGATGAGCGGACCCGTGCAGCAATCGACGAGCACCGCGCCGCTGTCATCCAGGTCGACGTCGATCTCGACTCTGACCGCGCCGAGGCTGCGCTTGCGGGAGCCGCCGAATGATCGCGTGCAAGAGCTGCGGGGCCGAGATCGTTTGGTGTGTGACCGAGCAAGGGAAGCGCATGCCGATCGACGCCAAACCAAGCGACCAGGGGAACGTGTGCATGTTCGAGTGCCCCGAGACCGGCACAGACATGTGCCGAGTCATCTCGAGGGATGAGCTTGCGACGTGGTCAGCTGACGAAGACGGCCAGATGTACACGAGCCACTTCGCCACATGCCCGAACGCCAAGCGGCACCGGAAGGGCAAATGAGCCAGGCTGAGCAGATGAGCGACACGAGTCTAGAGCAGTATCTGCAGCAGATGTCGGCGCTGAAGCAAATCCTCGAAGCAGTGCGCGCGCTGAAGCCTGCGGACGGGCTGTTGCCGCATGGTCACGCCAACGCGCTCGGCATGGCCACCAGCCGAGCCGAATCCGCCAACGCCAGATTGCGCGACGCCGAGGAAAACTTGGCATCTCGTATTGAGACATGCGTCCTGCTCAACGCCGAAGTCGAGCGCCTGCAAAAGGTGGTCGCCGAACTAAGCAACGAACTCTCGCGTTTTCGCAAACGCGAGGTGGAGGTGCAGACGCTGGTTGAGCTGGCGATCCAGCTACGCCTGCCGAACGACTCGGACTCGGACGTGCTTTACGACGCAGCGGTCGCCGTGCGCGAGTTCCAGGTGCCCAATGGCTGAGCCGCCCGAGCGAGTAAGCGTCCGCGCCGCGCTCCAGCCAATGAAGTCAACCAACCAGGAAGACACCTTCAGCGGTGCGCAGGCGCGAACGAACCGGGGGATAACCCGTCAACATTGCCTGTGGCAATCATTATTGATCACCCGTGCTACTTCTGACCGCGTGCCCGCTCGACGTCCTCGGGCGTGACACGTGGCAGTTCGGTCGTCTTGAGTGGATCGAACCACTTGGTCGGCCGTCGCTCCCGGGCTGCTGGCGGCGGCGGCGGCAGCTTTTCCATGGTGTGACAGCGATCCGCCACAAGTCGGATCGCTGTCTGAATCACCATGCCCATGCGGTCAGTCTCGGTCCGTGTTAGGCGATTGCCGCCGACGCTTTCGATCGCGTTGGCGGCCTGGTTCACGCAGCCCGCGACAATCATGTCCAGCTCTTCGCGGGAAATCATTGGCCCGGCTGCGACTTCCCCGCGTCGATGATCTCCACCTCGCTGGGCGAGAAGTCGCCCGAGCGCTGGAGCGCCTCTTTCCCGCCGAGCAGAGCCCCGACCTGCCCGAGCAAGAGCACCCAGCGCGGATCCAGCAGCCCTGGGAGGCCGATCAGCGCGTGACTCACTAGGACCAACATCCCGCCTACGATTACGACCGCAGCCTGCAGAGTTTTGGGATTGAGAACCGGCTTCATGACGCACCACAAACAGTCACGCCGCCAACACGCTGACCATGCATGTAGGCGCTCGTAAGAGCGCTGCGCGGGAGTACTTGGCCGCGGCGTTCTGTATTCTGCCTAACAGTTTATCAGTGTTAGATTCGCGCGCCAAAGCAATCGCGTATCGTCATCTCGGGCGCGGTGGCCACCGCGCCCGAGTGTCATCGGCGGCGCGGTGATGTCCTTGAAAAAAGTCATCGGCGGAGGTGGTGGACAGTCCGTCCTGCTTCCGCACACGCTGGCGACGGGCAGAAAAACAAGCGGGACGATGTTGGCCGGCGGACAGTCAGACCGGCTACCTGCGACGGATGCCACAAAGAGCAGTCGGCTGATGGCTGCGGCGGGACAGTTGGTCGCCGTGCTCGCTACGCTTGCGACGTTGGCGCCTGCCGTCACCGATGCGGATGGCGCCTCCGACCGTGCGGCCGCGACGCTGGCGACCGTAGCGGAGCTGGTGAGCGCAGCGGTGGGGGCGTTGGTTACGTTGCCCGCGGCGGATGCGACCGGAGCGCTGGCGCCAATGGCTGCGGTGGCGTTGGTGACGCTGCTGGCGACGCTGACGATCGGCAGGCTCCGGTCGAGCGCTGCTGCCGGAATGTTCGTCACGGTGAGCGCGACGGCGCCCAGTCCGCCTGTGATGCTCGCGCTCGGGATGTCGGTGCGCGTCGATGCGATGCAGGCGACCGAAGCGGCGGCGGTGATCGTCGCGCTCGGGCAGTCGGTGCTGACGACGCACGCGCTGACCACCGGGAGATTGCGTGCAAGGGTTGTGGTC